CTTTTGAGACAAACTTAGGCATGTCGATTGCCGTTGCATAGACATACCAAGTCTTATCCGAGTTCGCGATATCCTTACAAATCAATTTGCGCGGGGTTACATCTTCTACGTCAAAGTATGCTTTCAGCGTGTCCAGTTGTGTGGCAATAGTCCCCCTCATTTGGATAGTGATTTTCATTTGATAATCACTTAGCGTCTTTGCAGCATAAGCGGGTCGGCGGTCAGAACGCGAAACGTTATTGACCCGCGCGCTTCCTTGCAGCTTTATATTGTCGGAAATAAAGCCGAGAAAGTTGGTCGTGTCGTTTATATTATTTGCGTTGAATGATACAAGTTTTAGGTTCATGGATTACCTGGGGGTGTCGCGCCCGTTACTACTGTTTCGTAATTCACTTTGATATTTAATTCGCCCATGTCTTTTAGCCGCTGTAGTTGTTCTTCTAATTCCTGCGCCTTAGAACGTGCATCCTCCAGCGCGGCGGTTGTCTGTGGCAGTTCTGTATCTTTCAGTCCGCCTAATGCGGTTTTAAACGCTTCAATGTCGCCGGTCTTTGAATACTCATCTGTGATCGCTTTTACAGCGTCCTTGTGCGCCTGTTCTGCGGCTTCCTGCGTTCCCATCACTTCGTCAATGGCAGCCAGCGCAGCGTAATAGGCTTGTCCCTCTACGCCTAAACCTTGAAGCGCGGAAACAACTTCATTAGCCGTGCTTGCGAGCCAGGATTGCTGCGCAGCCTCAAGCCCTTTTTGCGCGGCGGTCACTTCTTCGATTGCAACTGCAGCTAATTGTTCGGCTTCCGCCAGTCCAGCTATTGCACCAGCGTTTTCATCAGCCGCCATTTTCCCGTTGATCGTGGCAATTACAAGTTCCTCTGCCTCTGCCCGATGTGCACTCATCCAGTAGATTGTTTGTTGATGTGACCAATTTACGCCCTCCAGCGCTTGCTGTTCCTCAGCCATGATTCTAACTTGCGCGGTTGTGGCCAAGTAAAGCATTGCCTTGTCTTCAAGTTCACCAATGGAAGAACCGGCTGCTATCTTTTGGGCTTGAATAAGGTCTTGATAAGTGTCAACTAATATGTCATGCGCTCTGGCTTGTTTGAGAATGGCATCCGTAAGAATAAACCCCTCTTCAATTCCTGCATTAAGTTTGTCAATTCCAGCCGCGCCCATTTCCATAAGGCGGCCCATTTCAGCACCGGAACGCCCAAAACGTTCGAGAAGAAACTGCATCCGCGCCGTGCCTGGCTCAAGCGTCAAATACTCTTCAGATAACCCCTTTAGGGATTCTACGGATGTGTCTATGCCCTGGCGGGCCGCCATTTGCAGGGATACTTTTAACTTGTCATAACTTATCCCCACATCATCAGCCATCTGAATCATGCGGCTGGATGATTCTGCGCTTTCCCCTGTTGCGCGCGACATATCCCTAACCTGTGTGGCATAATCCTGAAACACGCCCACAGTTTCATCATGCACCATTTTTGCAGCTTGCATGATCTTAGTGCCAATTTCAAGAGCTGCATTAAGCCCAAGCATGGCGCCGGAGAAGTCTGATATTCCCCCTTTGCCCTTTTGCGCTGAATTATCAACTTCGTTAACAGCACCAGCGGTCTTTTTCAGATCCGCTATCGCTTTATCGATAATTGTTTTTATGGTGATTTCTATATTAGCCATGTTGTGCCTTCGTTAGAGCAGCCGCAAGTTTCGGGTTTTCCTTTGACCATTCAGCCCAATTTCCAGAGTTCTTTCGCGCCTTATATGCCAGTTCGATATTCTCCGCCTGTACTATGTCGCGCATTTCATTCAGATATAGCGGTCTGCCAAACACACCCTCAACACCAAACCTGTCAATGTAATCGCGCGTTACAAGTTCGATTGGTTTCCGCCCATCATTCTCGCAATAATCGAAAACGCGGGCGGAAATCAGTTTGGGTCAGATTCACCAGCGATAACTTTACCGATCTCTGTAACTAACCAGGCGAGCAGATTTAATACCGCTGTTCTTGGCGTGGCGGGTGGATTATCAATGTCAAAGTTGGGGATATCCCACTTCTCACACATAGCCTTTGCGCCATCGAACAGTGCTAATTGCTTCTCTGAATCCTGCGCTTCGCCGCCAAACTTGACCGACTTTTCCCACGCGATATACGCTGGATAAGGTACAGGATCATAAAGTGTTACATCGCCTGGAAACTTATCAACAGGGGAGTGAATTAACTTACTCACGCGGCGGCCTCAGCGGCTGTGCCCCAAGCGGGAGCGGACGAGCCTGGGAACATGCGGAACTTCGCGCTGTACTTTCCGGCGTTCACGTCCACAATATAGGACGTGCAAATAAAGCCAGATGTAGCAGTCGCGGTAATTCCAAATTGCGGTTCATCCGCTACCCATGCCTGCCGGATACCCACTTTAACATCCAACGATCTGGGGGTCATCGCGCCACATGCCGCGCTTAATACTGCATGTGCGCTGTTGGCGGACGTGTCAAATGGACCTGTTATGTCAATCTGACAATCGGGAGTATTGGGTAACGCGCCCTTGATAGCGTCCATAAATGCCGTGAGTTCGACCTCTTCAAAAGTCAGCCCAACGCCATTAATTGAATCTACGGGTAATTCGCGCATAGCCCCGTCTGAAAACCAAAACTCGGTAAATCTTGATACAGTTCTTCCAGTCTGAGCGGTCATTATTTATCCTTTCTTATGCCCTTACAAATCCGAGTACAAAAGTACAAGCGGTTATTGTGTCCAAAGCCATCTGCCATCGTAAATATCTTTTTACTGTGGCTGTATTTCCAAGTTGGACTATTCCAGAACAGGGAACGGCGGTATGAGCAATTGCGCCTGAAGTAGCCCCTGATAACGCTCCGAATGTTCCGGCGGTGTTGGTAGTATTGTCGTCAATGCTGATTGTTACCGTCCCAGTGCCCGTCACGCCAAGTATTTGGTAAACAAGGTAACCTCCCAAAGAAGTAGAAGCTGCCCGCCTGTCATCGTCAACCCCAGCGGCTGTATTTGCTGCGGTTGCTTCGCTATTAGCGTGGAGTAACGTCCCCCAGGGTTTCTCATAGAGCATCCCCTCGGCAGGGCTAATCTTTCCAAACGGAACAGTCAACGCAATATCGTTACCGGAAGGCGCGATCTGATAAGCGTTATGGTTGAACGCGCCCATAAACGCGGGATCGCCAGCTGCAGGATTAGCCCTTATTCCAAGAGCAATCAACACATCCCTTGATACTCCGGCGCTTGATAATGCCGCGTGAATCCCACTTGTGGCTGTGTTGTCAAATAGACCGTTGAGCGTACCGATGGATAATTCAGGATGATTAGGAAGCGCGCCTTTCACGCCATCCAGTAATGATAGTTGTTCAACCTCGTCATACATCCAGCCAAGCGGTCCAATATCGCGGGTGTAACCGCTCATATCGTACCCGTCAATGTAAACCCGCGCCCAGCGCTGTAATGTTCGTCCAGTTGCCATAGTTACCTCAATTCACAAATTCAACCGCGCCAATTACGACACGGCAGGCATGATAATTAATCCCGCCCCATTCAATCGTCAATGGGTCGCCAACAGTTGCGTCCCAATCAACCGCGCCAGATAAACTCGTAGATCCAATAACGGCATCTACAATCGCCGTGGCTTTGGCGATCATTCCTGAAAATTGTTCAAGGATGTTTGTCCGGCCAGCGCCAACCTGCGCGTATAACAGGATGTAACTCAATCGGTATCTGACCGTCCATTTACTTCGGTCAAGCGTGTCAGATTCAATATTGAAGCCCACAAAGTTATCCACATCAGGAATTAATATCGGACAGTCCCTTTGGCTTATCATGGTCGGAATGTCATTAATATCTTTTATGGTTAAGCCCGTAACTGATATTTTGCTTATAGAATCTGCAATAGTGGATAATGCGATTGCCATTTAAACCAACCTTCTATAAGTCTTGATGATTGACATTGCCGAACTCGGTACATCTTCAGGGGTGATCAGTATTCCACCGCCAGCAATAACAGTCTGCCCTGACTGTCCTTGACCAAATCTGCGGTGATAGGCATTAACGACAATATCAATGGTCGCCTGTTTAATATCATCTGGTGCGCTGGACACATACCCCCAAGTTCCAGCTGCTTCAACCTCATAATCCTCTGACTGGCTTACCCAACTTACAGCGGTTGTCAGTTTGATAGCATATTTAGGATTTTTATTTTTTGGTATAAGATGATAATCATCAGAAGAAATCACACTCTCGTCACCATTTTTTAGGCTGGTTATAGTGAGCAGGTCATCATCATCAATCCATAACGTTTGCCCTGTGCGCGGGACGCTATAATAATGCGTTTCTGTTCGTGCGTAAAATGTGCGCCCGCCTGTCAGTTTATCAATCTGCCTGGATGCACCTTCTACCATGTCCTCGATAACCTGGTCATCGGTGGTGCTGGTTGATGTGATTGCGATCCAGTTTTTTACTTCAGCAAGCGTAGCGTATCCGTTACTAATTGTCATCTGTACTTACTCCTAACCCGCGCTGTTTCCCAGATCGTGCGGTTCTTTTCGCGGTGTTCCCTGCCATTATTGCTTTTCAAATATTTACCGATTGACTTCCCGCGCTGGTGATAAAACAATTCCCCACCCTGCGCTAATCGCATCCAGAACTCATAGTCTGAAGCGACCAGGTATTTATATTCCTCACCATTCCGTAAAATTTCACTTTCAAGAAAATAGCCGTACTTCTCATGTAACGACTTGCGCCACATCGGCATTGGACCTACAAAGCATCCGGTTTCAATCAATTCTTTTATCCCACCTTCAGCCCATTCAAAACGTTCTTTACTTTCCGCATCGATCTCTGTTACGATGTCCTGGTTGCCGTAAGCGAGCGCGTATTTAGGATTTTTATCCAGCACATCCGCAAGTGTTAGAAGTGCGTTATCGTATAACCTGTCGTCTGAATTGGCGGTCGTGATGTATTCTCCGCTTGCCTGTTTGATTCCGATATTCCATGCCTCGTAAACTGGCGGGATGTTGTCAGTGGTGATAATCTTGACACCCTCATACTGACCCGCTATTAATTCCTCTTTGCTATCCGCCTGGCAAATAACAATAACCTCTGGAGTTAATGATTGATCCAGTAAATTATCAATACGCCCAGATAAATACATTTCAGCATAATAAGCGGAAACAATCGCGGAAACTTTGGTCATCTAATCCTTTCTAATGCAAACGATGCTTCTTTCAAAAACAAGACTTTCCAGTCATTACTATTTTTTGCTTCTTCACAAGCGCACACAACCGCAGGATGGCTTTTTGTGTAATCATCAAAAAGCACATATTTTTCAGTAATATCTTTTACGCTGCGCCAGTCTTTACTCGGCCAGTCCTGCCAATGGTTGCCGTCAATATATGTGCTGGCAAACCGCCGGTTTTCAATCGGAAATGGGTATGATTTACTCTGGATTATTTCTACCTCGTCAATAACTCCAAATTTCCGCAAATTATCATCAAGTGTTTTTCTGTTAACTTGAATCTTTGCTATCGGATCGGCTTCCCAACATTGATTTTTTACCCCCTTGTAATATCCATCAAGGGGATCAATACAAACAACTTTGCCAGAATAGCCGTATTCTTTTTTTAGTAGTGCCACCAATATTGCCGACCCGCCAAACAAAGTTCCAATTTCAAGGTGATCGCCGTCACCGGCAAGCTGAATAATCTCAGCAAGATAGGAATAATTTTTATCCTTATTGGTTATCCGTCCCACTATCCGCTTGTCAATATTCGCAATTATGCCGTTCACCATTCCGCGATTACCCCCTTTTCAAATACATCTAACGCGCTGCCCTCTGTCAGGTTGATAATGCGCTTGCCATAATTCTCGTAAGCAGTTTTAGCCAGGTGATACGCCTGTGCTGACCTCACAAGGTCGGGATTATTCCAGCGCGTACATTTGAAATAATCAGGGCTGAAGTGATTAGGATCATCGCCCTCTAATACCATTTCTTGATTTGGCTGACCTGTAAATGTGAACTTATGGTCAACGCCTACAAGTAGAATGGTGTCAAAGTCCATCCAGTGCGCTATCTGCATACACGCGAAAGTTACTGTATAACCCTCGTAAATGTACGCCTGCGGATTCAGAGAGAAGTGCGGGCGGTAATTACTTACCAATGGCAGGCAGTTGTCAAACTTGTACGCCCACTTTTCACAGACAAATTTTTGGCAGGGTAGGGCGTTTATCTCGTCAATGGATTGTTCAGCCACTAAAGGATTGACACAGACATAATAGGTCGGTGTAAATCCATCCAACAAATAGATCCTGTTAGTCCCGAATGACGGGTATTTGGTCAGAAAGTTAATCGGTACATCTTTCAATGACGGACCGTTTCCGATAATAATTCCAGTCTTTCCGGCGTGGCAACCCTCTAACTTATACCAATCCATTTGACCTCGCGATTATCGTGGCGTGTGTTGGCCAATGTCCGAATACATACGGGACAACTTTCATCTGTTCCCTGTCAACTTTCAATACCTCAAATTCTCTGTCAATGAACGCCTTTGCAATACTGTTCGGGTCGCCAGCGTGCGGGTGTACTTCAACGATCCAGGTATCACAACAAGGCATGTCGGATATCGCATCTGGCAATATCTCAAACTCCGCACCCTCAACGTCCAGCTTTATAACCTGCGCGTTTGGCATGATCTGTGATAGCGTCTGGCAGGGTACGATTCCCTTAGCATTCAAGTCAAACCGCCCATTTGAGCGCATATCGAAGTTACGATTGCCAGCCCAGCCCGCAACAGCACCGAATACAATGTCATAGGCGATTGCGTTTAGTTCCATGTTTTTTTTGATAATCCTTGCATTCTCTAATACTGGCTCGACTATCGCAAGTATTCCATCCCTGCCGAGTATCATCGCATAATGCCCGTGATGCCCGCCACAATCCAACACCAGGCGGTCTTTCAAGTCCACGTTATCCATGACCCATTGATACTCCAGTAGAGTATAGGGTTTCATGGGGTTATACCAATCCTCACCTTCTTGCGTTGCCACAAGAAAGCGGAAGTTATCTATCCCATGCTCGATGACATAAGGTTCAAATGACATTGATTAATTCCTTGTAATCTTCTATGGTTGCCAGATCGTAGTAATAATCCATGTGCTTCAGGTCATACCCAAACTTACTTATTGCCATATTAAAAGCGTGTGTATAGGATTCAATCTCGTTTACGTTATCCATCCAATACTCCGCAACCTTATCTGACCAAGCCAATATTCCCCATGCCCTATAAATGCCTTCCGGCATTGTCTGTTTATTGATGATTCCGAGATCTGTGATTATTCCAAAGCGCTCTGTCTTTTCGGTTTCAAAGTATCCCATGCTGAAATCAGCGCTCATACCGCTAAAGATGTCAACTGGATAATATGTATCCGGCATTGCGAAGTAATTCATGCGCCCATGTATCGGTAAACTTTCTACAATAGCAGACCAAATATCCTTACCGCCAAACTGTACTGCGTAATATACTGACCAATCTTCAAGATGAGAAGCGTGGCTCTGTAACTTTTCCCTATTGGTTACAATGACAACCGCATCACACTTGACCGTACTCATTGCATTGAGAGTGTGCTTGATAAGAGTTTCTTTTTCGTGGATTGGCAGCAATTCTTTAAGAACTCCGCCCCAGCGCGTTGCTCTTCCGGCAGCAGGTATCACGCCCAATTTATCAATCATGCGTAACCCTCATATTATTGCCAAGACGGAAGCCGTGCTTCTGCGCGAAATAGTTAATATTCTCTTGTCTAACAGTCGGATAATCTGGATCATTCCAGCGTGTCTTGCCTTCAAGATGTGTAAATGGAAGGTCAATCGGCATGGTTGGATAACCGGACTTCATTGCTCGAATACAAAAGTCCGCATCTTCAAATCCACATTTCTTGAAATTCTTATCAAACCCGCCCATCTTATTAACCAATTCTCTCGGTATCAGCGCAAGCCAGTTACCAAGCCAGATATGCCCCTTTTCGGTAATGATCTGTCTGCCGTACACAGCATCCGTATTTAATACATCAATCTTATTTACGAATGGCGCATTGCAGATCACATCGTTATTTATTGACAAATACCAGTCGCCTATCGCAAACTTCATTCCTAAATTTATGGCTTCCGCATAACTCACACGCGGTACGCGGTGAATATATGCAGCATCTTGATAAGACGGCTCACTATCGTTATCAATAACAACCAGATCAATGTTCGGCTCGTGTTTCAGCACAGAATCAATGCAGGGTTTAGTAAATTCATCCCAGCCGTTTATGCCGACAATGATGACTGATACTTTATTCGACATCTGGCAACCTTTGAAAACTAAACGCGCCCTTCTCTATTGCAGCCCTGTAATCATTCTCATCAATGCTTCGTGTGGTAATGTGGGGACTGGTAACTGTGGTGTCGGCAAAAACTGGTATCTTATGCTCGATCAACTTCCTGCAGAACCCCAAGTCCTCGCCTGGATAAACATCACCCCATGCCTGCGAGTAATCATTCCAAAACCATGGGGGCGGAACTGCTTCTAACGCTTCACGCGCTATCATCATCGAACCCGTTCCCAACAGATTTACGCGCATCAATCCATCGCCCCATTCCTTTGGCGCACACACGCGCCCGTTTTCGTCAAGAACAAATGCGCAAGGATCGTGCGGATATGACCTGCGGAAATTTAATCCACCGATAACCCAAGCCGGACCGTCCTCAACTAATTGGCCGCCGGATAACTTGTCATACAAAAACCACCTTGATAATCTTTGCACAATATCCATCGGGTGAGTGTGGTCGATATCCAGCATCAATAGATGCGTGAAGTCTGTCTTTAGGAAGTGCATTGACACTTTATTTCTGGCAAGATCGGTGCGGGTGTAATCCATCTCAATGGGTGTTACTCCCTGCGCGAATATGTTTATCAGGTTCGGTAATACTTCGTCAGCGTAGGATATGGAACGCTCACGCAGAACGAAGACAGCAACGCGCGGATATTCCCATGACATTATCGGGAGCTGTCCTAACCGTTTGTAAACTTCTTCAAGTATCTTTTGATTTAGTTCGTTTGCCATATTTTTATAATTGGAATGATTGCTATTCAGGGAGGGTTTTAAGCCCTCCCTGTTATTGCTTTATATCGCTATGACCTGCGCAACATCTGAACTGTTTGATGGGGATTTGTGGCTCCCGTTATACAGTAAGCAGACCGCCGACACATTGACGCGGGCTGTTTTGGAAGTGCCCGCAATTTTTAGAAATGGTTTAGTAACGGATACGGGATGGTCGATAATAAAGATCTTTCCCTCGCTTGCTGAAGTTGCATCCACCAGTGCTGCGGATGTCACATCAGCGAACGTTCCGCCTGTTGCAGTAGCAGACTGCACTTCAATTTCGAGTACAGCAGTCGCGTTCATCGCGCCTGTTGAAATGATCCACATAGCGCGGGAATAACCCCGTGCATCCACTTCAGTCGCGGTCGTTGTGTGATTGGTTGTCCCATAAATCGGGGCAATCGCTTTCATCACTTTAGTAATTCGCATAAGGTTATCCATATTGACCGCCTTATGCCTGAACGCCAATTTGGAAGGCTTCGGACTGAAGCACAGCCCCGCCCCATCGCACCTTGAAGAAGAAGCCGACATGACCAGTGTTGTTATACAAGTACGGATTGCGGAACACAGACAAGCCGGAGCGTTCCACTATCGCATAGCGGGACCAGTCGCCAACTACTACAGACTGATTTGCTGTAGTGCTGTACGATCCCATTGCGGCCGCCGGATAGACAGGCTTACCCCATAAGTTCCAGCCAGGAATACCGGTTGGAGGGGTGAAGAGCTGGAATAGAGATCCACTCAAACCCTGCAAGAATCCAAGTGTTGCGGATTCCATGCACCATGAAGCGTTGTCCATGTACTGCTCTTTTAGTTTGAAAAACAGTTCTGGAATTTCAGCAGCAGCGATGGTGTTGGTGTCGTCAAATGTCAATCCAGCAGTAC